CTAGAGGCTCACAAACAGGAACTCAGGGATTAAAAGGAAATTATTTAAGAAGTCAAGTTCCTTATCAATTATGTAAAGAAATATTATTATCAATTTAAAAACAAATAAAATGAAAAAAATGACACAAAAAGAAAGAGTAGTAAGACACTTAAAAGACAAAGGATCAATAACATCATTAGAAGCCATGAAAGAGTATGGTATCATGAGGCTAACATCAAGAATTTGCGAATTAAAAGATGAAGGTTATAAAATAAGGAGTGAATTTGTAAGTAGTAAAAACAGATATAATGAACCTGTATCTTTTAGTAAATATTCATTAATGAACTAATGAAAACCATAAGTAAATTAAAAAAAGAATTAGTAAATGGATGATTTTATAATTATAAAAGAACACCCTCAGTTACTTACTTATATTGATAGCTTACAAAAAAAAAACGCAGAACAATTAAGTTTCTACCCAAAACAAGTGTTTGAAAGAGAACAGAAAAACGGAAGGCTGTATTTAGGAATGCTAAACGGAGAACCCTGCGGATATATTTATGTTGGTGCGGCAGGTGGAGATGTAAAATGTCATCAAGTTTGCATACAGTATGACGCAAGGAGGAAACTATATGGAGCAATGCTTGTGATGGCTCTAGAAAATTATGCAAATGAAAGCTTGTCAAATAGTATTACATTAAGATGTGGTTTTGATTTAGAAGCCAACAAGTTTTGGAAAGAGTTGGGATATAAATGTATTGCTGTAAAACAGGGGGGAGTTAGAAGAATGAGAAAAATAAATGTATGGAGAAAATATTTACAACCTCAATTATTTGAAACTGAATGGGTTGAACCTGCTAAAGGCAAAACTAATTCAACAATATGGAGAAAGCACAAAGAAACAGGTATAGTAACAGGGTTTACAAGAGGTCAAAAATTAGAAGAATATAGATTAAAATTAATAAATAGTGAAATCAATAAGTAAACTTAAAAAAGAACTTGACAAATGGTTTAGTCTTTACATTAGGCTTAGAGATGCTGATGATTTAGGTTTTGTAAAGTGTTACACATCAGGGCGATACTACCACTATAAGAGTATTCATGCAGGACATTTTATGTCTAGGAAATGCTTATCAACTAGGTGGGATGAAATTAACGTACAACCACAATCAATAGCGGACAATCTTTATGGGCAGGGCAGACAATATCAGTTCGGTATTAATTTAGATGCTCAATATGGAGAGGGAACTGCTGAAAGTTTACAGATTAAATCTAGGCAAATACAAAAGTTTTCTAGGGTAGATTATGAGGAAAAGATAAGTTATTACAAAGAGGCTGTTAAAAACTTAAAAAAAGAAAAGGGAATTGAGTAAACATTTCTATTAAATTTGGCGTATGC